TCTGGTGGTAACCACTCTGTTTGTGGTTTAAATAGAGGTATCTGCATCGTAATCCCTTTCAAGTATCATTTCTAAATAATGTATTGCTTTTTCTATGTCTTGCGCTTTGCCCTTCGAAGAGTGCCTGCAAATATATTTTATAGCGTTGCCCTCCGCAAAAAGTAATCTGTTTTCGTTTATAAACTCTGCAGGTTGTATTTTCATTTTTCGATAATGTTTCCCACCAACCTGGTCTTCTAAAGAGTTGTATGTTGTTGATTTAAACATGTTTTTGTCCGTCATAGTATGTATCCTTTCTCATATTTTTTGGGTTCGATTATGTGCAAATTTTCTTTTGTCCTAGTTGCACCTACATAGAACAATCTATTTTCATCGTCTGGATTTTTTTCATAACTTCTCATAGTGTTCACAGTAAGATCAGTAAGTAGTACAACGTTAGTTGCTTCACCACCTTTGGCTGCATGAATAGTAGACAATTCTATTCTAGGTTTTTCATTTAATTTTTCTCCGTTCTTTCTCATCTTCCTAAGATAATCTACCTTAGTTTGTCCTGCATTGTCAAACGCTTCGTACCATATTGTTTTAACCTGTAGTCCATAGTCATTTACAAGTTGATCTATTCCATAAAAAGATCCTTTAGCCATACCTTTTATTTTTTTAGCATGCCAATGTTTAGGTCCCATAAATTTAATTATGTTTTCTATTTCTTTGTAAGAAACTAATTGTCCTTGTCTTAAATGTTCCCAGGATGTAGCTGCTTTGTGTAAATCTTTTTCATTATTTCTTTTATATCTATTTTCATAATATAATCCTTGTCTGTACAAAGACTCTTCTATGTCATTTAACATGTGTCTTGTTCTACTAAGAACTAACCAATCACCTCTAGACATGTCCACACTATCTATATCAAAATGTCTTTGTAGTCTTCCCTCGTTAATTCTAGGTTTCCAAGACTTATCTATTCTATTTTTAATTTTATTTATTATACCCATAGCTAAACCATGAACTTTAGCAGGTATTCTATATGACTGTGTTAACGGCAGATACTGACCTTCTAGAGCTATAAAAGAATCCACATCAGCTCCAGCCCATCTAAAAATAGCTTGATCATCATCACCTGCAATAAAAGAATCTTTGGTTTTATTCCAAATAGCTTTTGCCATGTCCCACTGCATTAGTGATAGATCTTGTGCTTCATCAATAAATACTACATCAAACTTTGGTGATAGATCAGACTTTGTAAAGTCTAGTATCATGTCATTAAAATCTATTAAATTGTATTCTTTTTTGTATCTTTTTATTTCATTGTATATAATTCTTAGTTGGTCTCTTTCTAAATCCTGTGTGTGTTCAGCTAAATCAAATTGTTGTTCTGGTGTTATATTTCTAAGTTGTGCTAATTGTATAATTCTTAAATACTCACTATCAGAACTAAATACACCACCTTGTTCTTCTTGATAATCTGCATACGTTACAGGAAAACCTAACTTACTACCCAGGTCTTTGTAATGTCTTGATTGCATAACTTGATCTTTTTTTAATCCTAACTTTCTAAACGCTAACGAGTGTAGTGTTCTAAAATAAGGTAGATCATCTTCTGTTAAATTAAATTTTTTAATAGCTTCATCTCTTGCATGGTTTGCGGCTTTTTGTGTAAATGCAAAATACCCAACTTTATCTGGGTCTGTTTGTTTAAGATAGTCATCAACTTTATTTAGTAACGTTGTAGTTTTCCCTGTCCCTGGCGGTCCTAATACTATTGTTCTCATACAGTTACCCATATCCATGCAGCTGTAAGAACTACTAATAAAATTAAATCATCTGTTGCATTCATTTTTTTTTCACCCTCGCATTAAAGTTCATTACATAGTTGTCGTGTGATGTACCTATTTTTGTTTTTTTAGTGTTAGTTATATTTATACTTTGATTTGCGTGCTGCAAATTTGATGGTCGATAGTCCAAAGGATTATTATCTTCATGATGAACTATTTTAAATTTTTCTGGTAAAGGGTTTTCAACAAAAGCATTTGCAACAAGAACATGCACAGACGGTTTAAGATCTACTATTTTACCATCAAGTTTATAAGATAGATGACATATAGGGTATTCACCACCTTGTGGCACTCTAATTGTTTTTATTTTTTTATTAAAACTATCGTAAAGATAAGGAAACACCTTACCGAGATCAGGCATGTAAGGATTTATTCCCCCTGTTTTCCATAAGACGTATCTTTTCTTAGGTAGATTAGTTAATTTTTTCTCTGTAAAATGAGAGTTTTTAGCTTCATCTAAATAAATAAAATCTATATTTTTTTCTTTTTGTATAAAAAGATTATGTTCAGGAAATAAAAATAATTGATCTCTTGTCAAAATATATCCTTTGGTTTTAATTCTTTTTGATTGTATTCATCTTCTTTTTTATCAAATTGTTTTACCACAAATACAGAAGTTCTTTCTTTACCTATACGTTTGTCATCACAGTTACATGTTTCTTTTAACATCTGTGCTGTACGCGAGTATGGTACGTCCCAACGTTTTCTAATTAAAAATTGATTATAAAATCTATCAAAAACAAAATGGTGATTTCCTTCACTGGTCCACACACCACCTTTTCTTAGATCGTTTTTATCTGTAGATACTTGTCTGTTTAAACAATACTCTTCCAAATGATTTTGTAATTGATCTTGTGTAGTTACACCTTCTGGTGGATCTATTGGTTCGTGATTCTTCATCAGTGGATTTATTATCATGTCCCAATCTTTAGGTTTCACTGTTGGTGGTTTAAAATCTAATTGTTCCATACATGCTTCTTGAAATAAACTTTGTTGTTTTAAAAATTTTACGTTCTCCAGGTGTAGTCGTTGACCATCTACGTTTAAATAATAGTATGGTTTTTCTAATTTAATTTTTTGTAAGTCAGTCAATGCAGGAAATACTATCTCTTCACCAATACCAAACTTTCTTTCTCTACATAATTTTTTATCACACAAGTTACACATTGGTGTATCATTACACTTGTAACCCCATTCTTTTTTATCGTGTTGACGTTTAATTATTTCTACTTCAGACTCACTCAATGGTACAGTTGATGCTGTTGCGTTAAACAATGTCATCTTACTTTTCCATTCTGCAGGCCATTTCTTTTTAGCGTACACACCAAAATGAAACATAGAATTGTTACGTCCACCCTCTGGTATTTTATTCATAGCCATAAGTTCTATGCAAGGTGGTGCATCATCATATTCTGATTTAGGTCTTTCTATTTTTACAAAATCAAGATCGTATTGTTTTATCTCATTGTAGATTGTGTAAAATTCTTCTAGTGTTGCAGCCTCACCATCTTGTTTAAATGCATAACGTGTAGTTTGATTACCGTTAAAGTAAGGTAAGTTTAAAAAATTACCTGTGTCATCTGTTGATTTTAATTGTATTTGTTTTGGAAAAACTTCGGACCCGCCGTAGCCTAGTAGTGTTTTTATTTCTGTTAGTTTATCTCTCATTCTTTCTGCAGATACGGGTTTATCTGTAAAGAGGAAGACGTGAGCACCACCACTCTTTGACCTACACACAGCCAGAGGCAGCTTAAATTGTTTTATCTTATCTATTAATTTTTTATGATCAAAACCTGCATATGAATCTATGTCTACACATCCCCATACACATTGGTTATTTTCATTGATAGGTATTATACCTAAACTTTGTGTGCCTTTTAAATGCATCTCCCAAAGTTCCGTGGTCACTGGTTGACGTACTACGAATGATTGTCCTTTAAGCTTGACACCGTTTTCTGCCGGTGCTGTAACTTTGGTACAACCATGCGCACGTTCCAATCCTTTAAATATCTTTTCAAACATAATTTTTAATAGGCGCGTCCACTCTCGCTTCAGCGCCTACTCCTAGGATTTTATTTAGTATGGTGAATCTGTTTTTGATTCGTCTGATCCGTGTTTAACTTGCACATCACCTTTGCCAACTTGATCAGCAAAAGATTTTGCAATTCCATAAACACTTTGATCTGAGACCGGACCAACTTTAGACACTTCCCAACCAAACCATGTTCCTTTGTCATTCGACATCTGAACAGTCTTTAGATTGTAAATGTGGCTATATGTTGGCGGTGTAAACAAACCATTTTTACCGTTCAACTTTATTCCCATCATAATGGAATTCCATTTACGACTAATTTTTAGTTGAGTCGCTTTCATAGAAATTAAAGCTGTCTGTGGTGAATCACCTAAGACTACTACATAATGATTTGCAGTATTCTCTAAGTAGTTACCACTAGGTAATCTATCTTTAAAAGATTTGTCACGTGTAGTCTGACTCATGATGTCTGAACTTGCATCGTGAATTGCTACAGGTGCGCCTTTACCCTCACCTCTGTCTTGCCACTCTACGTATTTTCTTTCGTAGAATACTGGCAACACATCTATTCCTTTGGCTCCGTCAAAAACTTCGTTAGTGACAGTATTGAGAATCATGCCGGGTTCTGCCCCCTCAACATATTTCCCATCCCTTTTATTTACCTCTGGAGATAGTTGTCCTAAAACTTTCAGAAATGGTAATGCAAGATCTTCTTGCGTCATATTCTGAGAGCCTTTGTCTGCATCTGCTTCAAACATGTTGACTGCTAATGCACCTTCGTTTTTAGTTGCTACTTCATTCATGGTTATTGTTTCCTTTTTATTGTTGTTTTATTTCCAACAAAGATGTTGAAAATTTCCGTCGGCATTTCTTTACCTGCCTCTAAACGCTCACGGACTAGCGCTTTAAGAGTCATGGGCTCAACCTTCAACTTTTGTGTCGGTTGAAACCCACGTTCCTCTGCAAGAGCAGCATAATCTGCTGCCTTGTTATCTTCGTTACGACCAAATGATACCAAGATCTCGTTCTTAATAATATCACCAAGTCCATTGTCTCGAAGCCAGTTAAATGCTTTTTCTCTATTAGCTATAGAAATACTAGCACTATAATTAGGTTTTACATCTACTGAAGAACCATCCATAAGTTTAAGGTGAGATAAACCCATCTCAGCCATCATGGTTGGAATTACTTCTCCAGATAGATAATCAAATTCTTTTTTTGTATTTTTTAAATTATCTTCCTGCAATTCTATTCTTTGTTGTAAAGAATTTAATTTCTCTACTTGATCTGCAAGTGTTTTTATGTTGTCAGTTTTTTGTATGACCTCTTGTTGGTCTTTCTCAAAATCAATGTTGTTCATCTATCTTTCCTCTTTCATATAAGTTAATTTCAATAGGATAATATTTTCTTTCTTGTTTATCCCATTTTAGTAATTTGTATTTACCATTAGTCATGTCAGAAACTATAGAACATGCTACACCAATAATTGCAGGATCACCTGTCAATAATAAATAATCTTCTGTAGTAAAAT